TTAAACAGCTAACACCAGCCATTCTTTACCCCGGTCATCATTATATTTATCGGTCATTGCTTGATTTTTATGTCCGAGCAACGTTTTAGTATCCACTCCTTGTTCTCGATATAACCTTTCTGCCAAGGATCGCTGTTCATGAAATGTAGGTGGGGTGCCGTCTTTCCATTGCAGTCCGCTTTTGTCTCTGGCCGCCGAAAATCCGGTAGTGATTGCATTGCTAGATACTTGGCCGCCTCGTTTAGCCATTGATGTTGTATGGTGATAATGAAGCATGTACGGACTAACGATCATATTTCGACACCGTGCTATAACATCTTGCAGCGTATAACCGACAGACTCACATTTTAGGGTTATGGGTATGGCTATTCTGGTGCCTGTTTTTTCCTGCACGATATGAAGGTGATTATCCCAAACATCGCTAAATTTCATATCAGCGATATCCCCGAGGCGCTGACCAGTAACCAAAGCAAGAAGCATTGCGTTTTGGATATATCCTTGCATATTGGCAGCGGCATTGAATATTGATTCCCATTCATCAAAATTCAAGCGGATACGAGTAACCTTGTTTGTTGGTTGCTTGGTGGCCAGAGCTGGGTTGTAGCCTGGCGGAACCTCTCCGGAGTGCTGAGCTTCTTTATACACATCGATCAGCACCATTCGAACAACCTGCGCCATCCGTTTTTGTCCTTTATCTTTGTACTCTTCTATTACGGAGGCTATATCGCGAGCGCCGACATCAGGAAGGGTTAGCATTCCACAATGACGCCTGAATGCTTCGACTGGCGCATTTTTTTGCTTGAGCGTGTTGAGTTTTATTTCTTCACTGTCGTAACGTTCTTGCTGTATAGCCAGGTAACGATCTAACCAAGTGTTAACTGTTATCGCTTTACCTATCTTGAGGCTGATCTCATCCCTTGCCTTAAGCAATTGGCCCATTTGTTGGTTGGCAAAACGGCTATTAGCCTCAATAGCGATAGCTTTTGCCGCAGACTCATCATCACCTAACCCATGAAATTTACGGGTGATAGGGTGCTTGTAACGCCAGTACACCTTTTTTGTTCTGGCGTCTGTGTAGCACGATAGACCTGGTACATTTATATTGTACTTACGAGGTCTGGCCATCTTCCATTATCCTCTTCAAGCGTGGATCATCGTCTTTCTTCACTACTGGCTTGACTGTTATTCCGACAAATCGGGCACTCTTGTCAACCCGCCAGCACCTGCCAGCCTTAAAGGGCGGCGGTGATATCATGCCATGTTGTGCATATTTTAGTAACGTTGGATAGCTGGGGATCGGCTCATCAAACTCCTCGGCGGCCCATACTTCCAAGGTCTGAGTTCTAGCCATAATTAGCCGCCTTGCAAAACGCTTCAAACCGTTGGCGGCTAGTCATTGGCGCATACCTCCATCATGAAATCAGTGATAGTTGCTTTACCTATCATGGCCCACAAGTGCCAATGATCGTAGCAATCGCCTTCGTCCTCCGCTTCGGTAACCCGCTCGAATGGTTCGCCGTTCCACTTGCCTGTACATTTGAATTTCATATCACACCGCCCCTATAGCCTGTTGAACCACTCGATAGCCCTTTTTACGGGGCTTCTTAACCGACTTAAAACTTACTGGTGCTACCTTTGGTCGGGCTGGTGGTGCTTCATTTATCCCGTTCCGGATCCGGTACTTTGCTTTGGCTAACCAGTTGAGGTATTTCGTCCAGTCACATCCATCGTCAACAATCACAGTGGCCCGCACTTGGGTATCATGGATATCAGCTTGCTTACCCATTAGTGGCCCCCTTTCGATAACCAGCGTCATATAGCATCTCAAGGTACTGTTGAACGCTGGTGGTATCAGGCGCATTGACGTACATGACGTGCATTTCATCAACCGCGATATCTCTGTCGGTGGCTTCTTGCACTGCGATGCTTTCATCCAAGCGATAACCGGCTGCCAATACCGCCTTAACAATTCCGTTTGGCTGAATGTCTTCCCAGTAGCTCCCTTCAACCACCTGGTTGAGTTCAAATTTAAGTACCTGATCCAATGTTCCTGGCCAGACCTCTGGAGGTAGAAAATCCATGCAGTGGTTACCGATAATGTTCATCGTTAAATCAGTAATTTCATCCTCACTGCGTTCTGGTTTACGGTAGTGGGCCGCCCAGATAGCGGTTGTGATATCACCCGGATCACTGCCAGCCGCTTTAATGATGCTTGCCAGTTGGGCAATGCTTTGCGGCACAGGTGGGCTGCAAGCATTGCTATTGGCGGGAACTGGTGCGACAACCCCCTTGCCCGGTTCGTGCGACTCAGCGCTTAACATTTTACTGTCTGACACCGTGACCTGCTCGGAGGTATGCCCGGAAGGAGCCGCGCCACGCAAGGCCTTAGAGCCATTTGTGCAGCTATCAACAGAATGCCACACTGCTAAAGGAGATGATTTATCGCTCATTGCGCACCCCCTGCCACCGTAGAACCAATGTCAGAACCCATGCTTTCCCATATTTCACGGCCGTCTTGCGTCAGGTTGTTACCATCCAGACACTTAGTTAGCATCTCAATTGCTATTTTTTCCCACTGCAATAAATACAGCTTTAAGGCTTCCAGATAGTAGGCATCAACCAAAGAACGAACCCCTGACACGCCACCGACAATTTCAATTCGAAGGGGAAAATCACCAGCATCCACAATGAAGAAATCACCGCCGTTCTGTTGCTTCACTTGGTCATATATCGCGGCTGAATACTGGTTAGCCAGCGCGTTGAGTCGGAAATTTTTAGTGATGATTTTCATTATCCAATCTCCGGAAAGTCATTTATCCCTGCCCGGATCGGCATCACTACAAACTGAGGATTGCCAAACATGGTGCAAATTGACTTGTCGAACAGGAACCGACAGCTGGTTATTTTTCCGGACGGAGCCAGCTTCACGGGTATGATTTTTCGCTCACGGCAAAACATTTTGGACGGATAGGACATAAACTCCCCCTGGATTGCCGGGATAAAACTATTGTCAATAGTGGTTGGGATAACCCGATCCATATCAGGGAAGCGACCATCAAGCAGCCTGATAGCTGTAAAGCCGATGCGCTGGCCGGTAATGTCGCGGTGAACGGCTAGCCATAAGAGTGAGTGATTGTACTCATTACAAGGCATCGCCAATTTACGAGAGGGCGGCCCGTTAATTTACGAAAAAGTGATAACAGGGAGTCGAAATGACGCTTACAGAAGAACAGAAGGCGCTTTTCGATGCCCTGACGCAGTTACAGAAGAAATTCGTTACTCACATACTGAAAGGCAAGAACCAAACGCAGGCCTACAGAAAGGCGGGTGGCAAGGCGAAGACATCAGATTCGGCTAATGTGTCTGCAAACCAGATCTTTAATAATCTTAAGGTTCAAGCCTTCCTCCAGTCCGTACAGTACGAAACAGTTAACGAAGCCATCATGACCTACACGGAAGCGATGGAACGACTAACGCTGATGGGGCGCACGACAATTCATGACATCGCCACGTTCGGTAATTATCAGATTGGCGAGGACGAGGAAGGGCAACCGGTCTTTCAGGCGTCGTGGAAATTTAAGGACTCCAAGAATATTAAGCCCGAACACCTGGCCGCCGTCGCTGAATTATCCACTGGCAAGGATGGGCTAAAAATTAAGCTGCATGATCCGAAAGCTGCCATCAAGCAACTGGCTGAAATGCGCGGGTGGGAAGCGCCGAAGAAAGCCGAATTGACCGGCGCGAACGGTGGCCCGATTCAAACGTCAAACCTAACACCTGATGAAGCCGCCGAGGCATATCGTAAGCTGATGGGGTAATTTTGGTAAACGTCCAGAAATAGCCGGTTCGACGAGTAAAACCTCTATGCAAAATATAGGTTAATTTATGCATCATTTATGCACTCGATTTTCTGACATTCCGCACAGTTAACCCTGACAAATAAGCCTTTCGATTCATTATGTTGATGAGTGCTATACGCTCGGTGCGTGTAACATCCCTTATGTTAAATAGAGTCCAAAAAAGCATATTTACAGGGGGATGCAATAGAAAGGAATAAACCCCGCCGAAACGGGGTCACAAGCAGCAACAGGAGAAGGGTTACGCTAATTTCTGTAATTCTTTACGTGCTGCTTCGGCTAGAAAATTACTCCGGCTGGCGTACTCTGGACGCACCTTAACAATGGTATCGATTTGATGGATCAGCCGGTGAGGAAGAGTGACGTTAATCCGCTCGGCTTTTCCGTCATATTTTGACATATCAATACTCACGTTATACCACTGGCCGCCGTCACTGTAATTGCTCGGATTGGTGTGGTAGTGGAAAGGCATATCATGCGCCTCGGGTATCTCAATACCCTCAGACACCAACGCCTCAAAGTGCGCCTCCAGGGCGCTTGATGCCTCTGCAAATAAATCCTCTCCGGCATCAATGGCAAAAATACAGCCTTTGACGTCAGGGAAATAACCGCTTGCCGAGCCATCACTATCGACATGAACGTATGCGGGATAGATAGCCATATAAAACTCCTGCGTTGCTTGATAGCGCCCCGGAGGGCGCTTTGTTAACTAAGGTTTGCATCTTTCAGAATTTGCCGGAGGGTTCCCGGTTTAATGTCCTTCTTTGGATGCGGTACTGTTATGACTGCCGCGAAATCAGGATGTTTGAATTGATGATGACTGCCTTTAACTCTCATCAACTTCCAACCATTTGCTTCGAGTCGTTTTATCAGCTCCGAACTTTTCACCCTAACTCCTTGTTATTTGCTGATGTGATTAATATACACACCATACACACCAATTGCAATATTTTGTGTGTATGGTGTGTATATTTTCCATGGAGAAACACCGTGCCATTACCGTTCCCGTTTGACTTCAAGAACCCGGATTACACTCAGGTTTTTGAGTGGAGAATGGAGCGACTACAACGCATACGTCAACAGCCTGAATTGCTGCCAGCCATGCGAGCGTTCTACCGCAATAACCCAGCGCAGTTCATTATCGATTGGGGTATGACTACAGACCCGCGCAATCTTGACTACGGGTTGCCGGTATCCATCCCATTTCTGCTGTTCCCAAAACAGGAAGAGTGGGTTCATTGGATAATGGATCGACGGCGCAATATGGAGAACGGACTGACTGACAAAAGCCGTGAAATGGGTCTGAGTTGGGTATCAGTCGGACTGAGTTCCACGCTATGCCTGTTCAATAAAGAGATGGTGATTGGGTTCGGTTCACGTAAAGAAGAATACGTAGACAGTACCGGTGACCCCAAGGCCTTGTTTTGGAAGGCCCGCAAATTCATTGAAACTTTACCTGCTGAATTTCGTGGCTCCTGGGATAACAAGAAACACGCACCGTATATGCGGATCGAGTTCCCGGATAGTGGCTCGATAATCAAAGGAGAGGCGGGTGATAACATCGGGCGCGGTGACCGCACTACGATGTATTTTGTTGATGAGTCTGCATTCCTACAGCGTCCACTATTGATAGACGCGGCGCTGTCACAAACCACCCGTTGCCGTATTGATCTCTCGTCAGTCAACGGCATGAATAACCCTTTTGCGCAGAAACGCCATGGCGGCAAAATACCGGTATTCACATTTCACTGGCGCTCGGACCCGCGCAAAGACGATGAATGGTATAAGAAAGAATGTGAAAAAATAGATAACCCGGTCATCGTCGCACAAGAATTAGATCTCAACTACAACGCCGCCGCTGAGGGTAATGGAACACCCCATCGAAGACGGCTCGACTAAAACTGACCACAAAATAATTCTTCCTGTCGAAATAGAAATTATATTATGGATATCGGAAGCGCATTATAAAGACACGTACTCTGTAATTAAACAGGCTTTGTATAGTGACTCCAGCTTTCAAGTTAATACTCGCGTTGGAATTTATTCCAATATGATTTTATCTGAGATGCCGCATGAAGAATCACCCGATCAATCCGGTGCTATTATCATTACGTTGAGTTTGAAAGAGGCTGTTATTGTCACTACGCAATATCAAGCGTTAACGCCAAGAAAAGTAAAAGACTCAAAGGATTCAAGCACCGTAAATCGCGGGGAACAAAAGCCGCAGAAATCAGATAGAACCCTTTTGGATGTAGCGGCGCATGCTGTCGGAGGTTATTTTGGAAAATAGCATGATTCAGTTAATTGGTTTGGAATCAGTAGCGAACCAATCATTAACGATCCGACTTGAAAACTCACGTTATGAAATAGTATTGAATACGTTGAATGATGATTTGCTAAGTATATCTATTTTCCGCAATGGCCTAAGTTTGGTTAAAGGCATAAGAGCCATGCCTTATACCTTATTTTTACCTAAACATTTACAGCTCAATTATGGCAATTTTTATTTTGATACACCGGATGATGAATATCCTCATTACGAAAGATTTATAGATAACCATCGTTTTTATTATATTCCGGCTACTGAGGTGTAAATCATGGAGCTAGACCCGCGCATAATCTCGTTATCAATAGAGATAGATGGCAAGTTACACGTTTACACTGATCTCTATATATCAGCATCCGGGCAAAAAACAGCGGGTTCGTTGCAAAATGAATGCACGATAAAAATTGCCAACCTTAAACAGTCTGACCGCAATTTTCTGATCACAGAAACATCACCCTTAAACCGCCCGCGCAGGCGTAAGAAAATCATTCTGTTCGCCGGACGTAAAAGCTACGGCACGTTTAAAGTTTTTGAAGGGGATATTATCGGATGCACCCCCAGCCAGCCGCCCGACATCATGCTCACCCTCAAGGCGCGTACCGGGGCTTTCTTTATGACCGACATGCTCAGTTCAAGTTATGCCGCCACGGTGCCACTCAGCAAGATAGCCGCTGATACCGCACAAAGCATGGATTTAACCCTCGATTTTCAGGCATCGGATAAGAATATCAGCAATTACAATTTCACCGGGGCCAGGCTGAAACAGGTTGATAAGCTGGGTAGCGCAGGCAGCTATAACGCTTACATCGATGATGACCGATTGATTATAAAAAACAGAGATGTTCCGCTACTCAATGAGGCCGTCACGCTCAATAAAAATACTGGAATGATTGGCGTTCCCGAGGTCACAGAAGAAGGCGTTAAAGTGAAATACCTGCTTGATCCGTCGAGCCGTCCGGGGGCCAGTTTGACTATCGACAGTGATTTAAACCCTGCCGCTAATGGCACCTTTGTTATTTACAAACTCAGTTATGACATCAGTAACCGAGACACACCTTTTTATCACACGGCGGAATGTCGGAGATTGGGGCTATGGCAGACACTACTTTAACCGATGTTGACCCGGCGTTAACCGGCTCGCTATCTGGCACGTTGGAATACGTTTTCAAGAAAATGTTGCAGGGCATTGATGGACAACTCCCCGCGCAGGTGATCAGCTACGACCGCGCAACCAATCGCGCCACTGTTCAGCCGCTTATCAGTCGTGTGACGACAGCGGGTGAGGCGGTAGAGCGCGGAACGGTTGCCAGTATGCCTGTACTTGCTCTGGGGGGCGGTGAGTTCAATATCTCATTTCCACTAAAAGCGGGGGATCGGGGCTGGATAGAAGCCAGCGATAGAGATATTTCTCTTTACCTGCAAACCACCCAGCAATCAAAACCCAACACCTTACGCATGCATGAGTTCTCTGACGGGCGCTTTATTCCGGATGTCTTTGCCGATTATGAATTGCCCGCTGGTCACGACGATTCGCTAGTTATTCAGCATAAATCCGGTCAGACGTGGATCGGCGTAAAAGAAAATGAAATCAGTTTAAAGGTCGGTAGCACTGAATTTACATTAACAGAAGGCAGCATAACCCTGACAGCGGGGGGCAACGCGTTTGTTGTCAGTGCCGAGGGCGCTAAACACAATGGCGTTAACGTTGGCGGTAATCATAAGCACAGTGGCGTACAAGGCGGCAATGATAATACGGGAGGCCCACAATGAATATATTAAGCCTGGCATTAAACGATAAACATCGATTGTATTTAGATGCCGCGGGAAATTTAGCGGTTGTTACTAATCTGTCCGCCTGTTTGCAGAACTGCAAAACAGCGATGCTGGCCCAACGAAATGAAATGATATACGCGATGGATGAGGGTATCCCATATCGCGAAACACTGTGGGACCAATACCGACCCGCACAATTTGAAGCCGCCGCGCGTACTGCAATCAAGTCTATTACCGGCGTGAAGCAAATTACGTCTTTTTCAATATCCCGCACAGGCAATGATTTTTACTATAGCGCGACAATAAAAACCGAGTGGGGAACAGGGGCCATAAACAATGAGCGAGCTTTATAATTACATTGAAGACACTGGCATTGTCATACCCGATACCGCCGATATAAAAACAGCAGTAGAGGCAGAATTTAAAGCGGCGCTAGGTCAACAGATGTCAACCAACCCCGACTCACCGCAAGGCCGCCTGATCAGCGCCGAGGTCAGCGCGCGGCGCGCAGTTGTCATCAATAATGCCACGTTAGCCAATCAAATAAATCCTAATTTTGCCACCGGTATATTTTTAGAGGGCGTTTGTGCGCTATTGGGCATTACGCGAAATAGCCCGGAGAAATCCGTCATACCCAGCGTAACATTGCGCGGCATTCCATTAACGGAGGTTCGGGCAGGTTCAAGGGCCAGATCCCGCACCGGTGATATTTTTGTCAGTGCTAACACCGTGCTTTTAAATAGTGCCGGTATCGCGACAGTAGATTTTATTGCAGACGTTGCAGGGGGGGTGAGTTGTGCATCAGGGGCTTTAATCACTGTTATTGATGCTGTGCTCGGATGGGAAACTGTCTTCAATGATTATGCGGCCATCGTCGGTAGCGGAGAGCAAAGCGATGTCGCGTTACGCTCAGAACGTAAATTGAGGCTGGCCAACCAGGGCATATCGACTGTAGAGGCACAAATCAGTGGTTTATATGGCCTCGCCGGTGTTCATTCATTATCGTTTCTTGAAAATATCAGTCATAACTTTGAAACCATTGATGGTATTTATATGAAACCACACAGCGTGTGGGCCTGTGTGCATGGCGGCGTTGATCAAGATATCGCGCGTAGCCTGTTGCAGAATAAAACCGATGGGGCTGCGTGGAACGGCGCAATATCGGTAACAGTGATAGAACCCAACGCCGATATCCCGTACATAGTCCTGTTTGACCGCCCGGCAGAAATCCCCATCACGGTAAAAGTGATTATGCGCAGCGCGCAGGGAACGATGGATCCAAATGTCGTTATTCCCAACGCGTTAATTGCATACGCAATGGGTAATCTGGATGGCGAACGGGGCTTTGTTACTGGCGTTGATGTCAGCCCGTTCGAACTTGCCGGTGCTATCAGCCTGGTTCACCCCGGCTTTTTTGTGCAGCAAGTTTTGATTTCACGCGGTGGCGAAGCGCTGGCCAGCAATGAAATTACAATAATGAAAAATGAAGTCGCTACATTGTCAGAAGAGAACATATCAGTTGTGATTAACGTATAACGAGTTAAAAGCAATATCATTGAATATATAAATCTGCTTCGGCAGTTTTTTTATGGGCGCAATATATGTCAACGCAAATACCTGAAATAAATAGCAGCATGGATTTATTACGTAACATCATTTGGCAATATGACGGTAGCGAAGAAATACAAACGTTAATGCAGAAAAAGGAAGAATGGTACAACCAAGCGCATGCCGAATTTTGGAATAACTGGTTCACTGATGTTTTTGATTTACGTACAGCGAATGATTTTGGCTTAAGTGTATGGGCTTTAATTCTTGGTGTTAATTTATTTATTCCTGAATGCCCTAATGTGGTTTTAACCACTGAACAAAAACGCCTGGTATGCAGACTGCGTTATTATCAATTAATTACGCGTTGCACCATTCCCGAAGTTAACGAGATCATGATGGATATGTTCGCGACTGACAGCGGCAAAGCTTACGCGCTCGATCCTAACGATATGTCGTCAATCATGTATGTATTCACTGAACAGCCAGCCAGCGCTGTAGCGTTGATACTGACCAAATATGACTTATTACCGCGTCCTGCAACCGTGGGCCTAAAGTTTCGTGTTATTCGCTATATTCCCTTTGGTTTCGGTCAATACTATCAAAACTTTGAACATGCCGGGTTTTGGGATGGCGGCGAACTGATTAATTACGGATGGCGCATTAACTTATTTTTTGACAATGATAGCGGCGTACTGCACGGGCAAATAGCATCATCTGACAGTACGATAGATTTATCGGGTATTGACGTCACGCTGTACTACACAAAATCAACGGGTGAGACATTTACACGTGAAGTCACGACGACTGCTGACGGGTTATTTACGGACCTTGTAAGTCGATCAGGGGCTTACTCTGTCATTGCAAAGACACAGATATTTACGCCAACTTGCACAGTAGATAATGTTGAATCAAGAAGCTACACGTTCACGTACTTAATTAGCGGTGCTGATGTGATGCTTAAGATTTACAACCCTGAAGCGCCGTTATTTAAATTAAACGACATCGGGGAGGTAATCACGATTGATTACGGCGATGGTGTAGACAGTGATGATTATCGTGTTGATAGCCAGGGATTGGTTTATGCAACTCGCGCGTTGACTGCGGGGGTTACGTATAGAATAACCATAAAGCGTAGTAATAGCTGCATGTTTTATCATTCATCACTGGCGTTTGAAAATAAAGTAATAGAAGTCATTAGCGTGTCTGGCAGCCGTCAGAGTATGACTAACTCATTTACAGCTTGCGATGAGTTACAAGTAATACGTGCTGGGGCATTCGATTATTTACAAAATGTCACTACGTTTGGTTTTGCGTTTTATAACTGTTTATCGCTTCAATTGATACCTGATAATTTATTTAAATATTGTACGCGCGTTGTTAATTTCAGCTATGTATTCTTATCTTGCGGGAGTTTGCAATATATACCTACAGGATTGTTTGACTACAACCCATTAGTGACAACATTTCAGTTTGCATTTAGATTCTGTACGTCTCTTAAAGAAATTCCGGCGGGTTTGTTTGATAACAATACGTTCGTTACATCATTTAAAATAGCGTTCGGAAATTGCTCAAAAATATTAACCGCGCCAACTGGGCTGTTCGATAACGCACCGAATGCGACAATTTTTGAAAGCGTATTTGTAGATTGCTTGCTTATGACTTCTGACATCAATGATATCTTCCCGCTTGCTGAATATAACGCAATTAAAGACTTGTGGTGGGCGTTTAACAATTGCCGGTTATTGCGCGGTAGTGCACTTACATTTATAGATAAAGTGACGAATGTAACAATCAAGACAAAGGCATTTACGAATGCGTCTAGTTTGTCAGATTACAATCAAATACCCGCAGCTTGGAGGTAATAAATGGTATCGCTGGCAGTGATAAAAGAAAGGATAGATTACCAACAGACTGATGAGAATTTTATAAATTATCTCAAAATATTAAATATGAATGGTGTGATTGTTTTTAGCGAAAATGACATATCAAAAAAGAGGGGGAAACTTTTCGCATCAAAGTATTTATATAATCAAATAATTTCAGTGTACGGCAATGAAACTCCGGAAAAGGAAATAAAAATTGGATAACAGATTTTTTAAAGTGCCGTTCGCGTCAAACGGTGACACGCAAACAATTCAAGACGAAACAGATAACGAGGGGTTTGTTAGTTTTAATGAGGGCTGGGGCGGGGACTACGAGCGTGACTTGAGGACAGACACCCGCGCCAAGCCGGTTGGCCGTAAAGAAATGAATTACGTATTAAATGCGATAACACGAAATATTCGGCAGTATCAAACTACGGGCTTTCCTGAGTTTATTACAGCGGCAGATAATAACGGGGCGGCGTTCGCGTACGGTGCCGGCGTTGTTGTCATGTACAACAACGCTCTCTATCTGTCACTTGTATCGAACAATGTAAGCGTTCCCGGATCTGATGAAAGTACATGGCAGGTGTATATTCAGCGCGAAGCAACGGAAGGGGAAACCCTCGCGGGGGTGAGTGCGATTAGTGCGATCACGCCGCGACGATTAAAATTAAAAACGGATATCATCGAAAATAGTATTACTGATATTAGCAGTTCATTAAGCCGTGTCGGTAATCTGCAAGTTGCACAAGTCTATTTAGAGTCGTCTGGAGTTGTCACTTTAACTGTTCCGACTGACTGTGTGCAAATATTGCTCATTGGTCGCTACGTTACTGACGGCGTAGAAAGCCGGGATCGCTGGGATAGTACTATCTATGCGAATGGAGAGCTTGTTGATACGACGTCATTTTATGGTTTTGTCACGGGCGGCAGTGGCCACGGACACCACCGGCGGGAATTTCTACCTTTTAGTAAATTAATTGATATGCAAGTACTGGCAGGAGACCCAATTAATTTTCAATACACAAGCAATCGCAACAGTAATACAACATTCACAGTTTTCTACATTCAGGGCGTGAGTACTGAAGAGCCTGATCAGCCATCAACTATCATCATTTCACCTTTAAATAGCGTAATAAATGCGGGGACTAGCCAACAACTGATCGCAATGGTCCTGCCATCAAGTGCCGCCGCTGAATACCCTGTTGCGTGGCAAGTATCCGACCCGGCGCTGGGAACTATTGACAGCAACGGCAGGTATTCCGCAAATGTTGGAGCCAGCGGCACACAAAGCGTTATAGCTAGCGTTTCCACGGGACTGGCGTCCACAGCAATAATAACGCAACACATTTTTCTTACTGGGATCGAGTTCGGTGATGTTCCAGCAAATTTAGTCGCTGGGAATACTTACACAGTACCGGTTACTTATACCCCCGCGAATTACACAGAGGCGATACTCACATCATCATCAGACTCAACGAGTGCGACATTATCAGCACTCGGAACGCTATCAATCAGTAACGCAGGTTCGACAACGTTATCGTTGGCTGGCGCAAATTCTGGTATCACAAAGTCAATAACGATTGTTGCTGTAGATAAAGAAACGCCGGATGTGTTTCTTAAAATTGAAAATAACTTATCTGATGTGTCGAGCATATCCGAGGCCCGAGAAAATCTTGGCCTGGGCGAGCTGGCAACTAAGGATTCGCTAACCGCTGGCGATGTAGGAGCTGTTCATATTGCTGATGTAGCGATAGTTGCAGAGTTGGATTTAAACAGCATGACGGGGCCGGGGGAGTACTTTCAAAACATATCGAGCAACGCCCTACTGAGTTTAAATTATCCGATCAACGTTGCGGGGGTGTTAAAAGTCTACGGAACGGGGGTAGACGCTGTTGGGTGCCGCCAGGTGTACATGCCATATAACTCAACATCAGAGTATCGACGCTACGCGTACGGGGATCCGCTATTGTTCTCTGCATGGATTGAGAAATAAAAAACCGGGCTGATTGGCCCGGTCTATTCATGTGTAGCGAGTGGTTTTCGCGTCAACCGGTTTTACATTATGGCGCTGTTCTGTCAACTGAGGGGGATCGGGGTGGTACCCAATCGGTAGGTAATTAGAATGAATTCGCAGATCTTTACGGTATTATCAATTAGTTACAGTGGTTGTCAGTCGGTACCCGTGTGGGGATCGGAAACCCCAAAGCCAGCGACAAAATATTCCTGAAATTATTCCACGTCAGATTACAGGCACAAAAAAGCCCACAAGGGACGCGGTGGGCCAAGTAATCAATTTTGGGTGGAGCAACTTTCTGGTGTCAGCTTGAGTATGGTTGAGATCCCCCATATAGCAATGCTGATTCATTTTAATGTTTTAAGGTTGGAACCAATCATCAGCACTTTCCCACGTATCCTTCAAAATCTCTTCGACTGTATCCTTATCCTCACTAGCCCCACCAAGAACGGTTAACCCATCAGCACCCGCAAACCTCACTTTCACGTCAAGATCGCTAAATTTACGGCTAAGGCGATTTTTTAGCTCTTCCGTCAGTGCATTGGTGTAGCCAACCGGAAAACTCTTCGCGTTCAGCTTATCTATAGTCACTTCGACACGCAGCATAAATCCCCCTCAATTAAATATCGATAACCAGCCACTGATCTGCTTCATCAAACATTTCCTCAACCAGCCGATTGAGAATAGCCTTATCACCTTTACTGGCGTCGGTAGTGATGCCGTTCGCTTGCATTGGTTTAACCTTGACCTCAGCTTTAGGGAATACTCGATGAACACGCTTAGTTAGTTCCGCCAGGATCAGATCATTGGCACCCGGTATCTCTTTCACATTTCGCTTATCGTAAACCAGTTCAACTTTCATGATTTCACACGCCCTTTTGACTGTTTGCATATACAGTATTAAATTATGCCGCCATTGGAAAGCCTTCTGCAAAACTATTTTTCTTTACTTGATAATCAATAGGTTACAAACATCATTTTTATCTGCTTTTAACGAATAAAAAAGCCAGCAACTATTTATAAATCATATGGTTGCTGGCTTTTGATATGTCTACTGCTGCGTCACATGGGCTGGTTTGAAGCCGCTGACTTAATCATTAAAGGCACTGAAGGCGCAATTCAAGCCAAGACCGTGACTTATGATTTCGAACGTCTGATGGAAGGCGCTAAGTTGTTGAAGTGTAGTGAGTTTGGCGACGCCATTATTAAGCACATGTAATTCTGACGTATCTATAAACTTCACGAGGGCTTATGCTTTCGTGAAGTTTATACTATTTATGGCGTGCTTCCCCGTATAACGTAGCCCCGTTCTTGCCACTCTGCTCCGCAGTGATCAGTCCTTAGCATGCATCCATGAGCGCTATTTATCGCTGTTTACTGAAAAGAGGCACACAGTTATTAGGCATTGAGTCACGGATGGATCCCCGTTCTAGTAGTGGGCAGGGTAACCGATGTATTGCCCGCGATTCACGTCCTCTTATTAAATGGAGGGCAGCTTGACGACCAATATCATAATAGGGGAGTTGTACTGTGGTCAGTGGTGGTAGATACAATTCACCAATACCAACCATATCGCCATAGCCGATCACCGCAACCTGTTGTGGAATTACCACACCTTTGGCCAGTAAAACCTGATAGGCCAAAAATGCGATACGGTCATCGCCGCAAATTAACACATCAAAATTAGGTTTTCCCTTAGGGCAATGGCGTTCCAATAGCGGAATGACATCCTGATAATGTTCATCTCCCCACGCTATATGGCACTGATTGAGTTGCTCTGTTGGTAATGCAGATTCCTGCCAGGCTTTTTCTACCCCTGCCCGCCGGGCCTTGCCTGCCAAGGTACACTCCGGCAGATAAAGACACAAAGGCCGCTGATATCCGCGTTGCAGCAGCAACTTCATGGCTTGATATTGACCATCAAAATCATCGGGAATGTAGCTAGGAATTGAATGGCTTTCACTGACGCAATTAGCGAGAACAATGTTTTTATCCCGAAATCGCTCGGGAATGGTGACCTGACGTAGCCCCAT